CTCCATTTTAACACCTAATTTATAAGGCGTCCACCCCGGGAAGGCCCGGGGACCGAATGGGCACTAGGTGTTAGCAAAACCACCAGCTTGTACCCGTTTCAAACGGCAACACCTGCACAGCCTTATACCACCACCTTTCGGCGTGTGGTATTTCGGTCCCGGCTGACGCCGGGAATAGTCGGTCGAGGAACGATTTACTATTCCTCCAACCCAGCCATTCACCTCTCTGATGCCACCGAAGAGCACGCCATGAGGCGTTTCGTTCGAGGGCCCAAAGAGAGGCCAGGTCTGGACCCGACCCCACCCGGTACACTGGGTGGCGCGTGCGCTTCTGACGTCCTGGGTTTTTATCATTCCTCTTCTTGCGATACTGGAGGGTTTCAACCCGCCAGCCTTCCCAACCGGCGTACTTCCGCCCCTTACCAATCGGGGTAGGAAGAACTTCATCAAAGGAACCGATGAAGCCGCCGTCGCCTACCTCCTCACTGAGGAGGCGTGGTTGACGCCAATCAATCGGCGCGAAACCACGTATCCACTCCAAAAGCTGCCTCACGGCAGTTGGCGAGCAGATACCCGGATGGCGATTAAACCACCGGAAGACGTTGTTGTGAAGGAGGAATAGCCTGTCAAGACAATCGACAGGTTCTCGGACGTAGAAAGGTGTCACATCGGACCCGTCAAAGTAGTGCCCTCCGCAAGATTCACGGAAGGGTCCAGACCACGAAGATTTATCGCGGTTGACTACAAAGCCGGCCTTTGTGAGGTACGTCATAGCTAGCTCCGCCATCCCGGTGGGAATGACGATATCATCGCCGTAGACGTATGTCCGATGGTCCGATTCACCGCAAAGCTCAGAGACAGCTCTCAAGATCCCCCAAAATATGAGGGTCTCTATCTCGAAAGTGGCTCCATTGCCCATTGATGAAAGCTTCTCATAAATGACGCAGTGTTCAACGCCATCCTGAGAGTAGAACCCGACGGGGCTGCGAACTTGCTCTATAGCCGCAAACCAATCGGAGCGGATCAGGAACTCTGCCAGACGATACGCAATCATGTCGCTTGCCATTGAGAGATCAAGGCAGGCGACCGTACCGTCTATGGAGCCCACGGCGGCCAGGAAACGATTCACTCCCTGGTCATCGAGGTCCTGACCAAACTTTTTCAATTGACGTCGGATGTACGAACCGATACCCTTCTGGAGAAACATATTCCAGTCGGGCTCAATCGCAATCGTCCTATCAATCTTATAGTTCTTCGGAACCCAGTCTACATTATTTCCATCCGTGATTTCACAGACGGACCTCGTATCCCCAATTCTGGCTTTCACCAGGGGGTCTTGGCCTAAAGTGGCGTCGAGGATGTAGGCTGTAGAAGATGTAGCGTGTGGGGAACCACCCCACTTATTCGATCTGTCCCCGTCACGCCGCGACAATCGAGTCGTGGCACCGGGTCCGAAGTCCGCCAGTTCGACAATCCTATCCCATCCAGGGAAGGGACCGAGAGCCTTGGAAATAAAGCGTTTTGCAAGGTTGAACACAGCCGAATCTTCCTGGCTGAATCCCTCCTGCAAATTTCCACGGACCTCCAGCCAAGCGGGCGGTTGCCCTGCCTGGTTCGGGCCGAACTTGAAATTCGTAAGGGCACAGTGTTTCTCGCCCTCACGGAACTTGCGGATCGCAGCAGCCCTCTTTTCCTCGGACGGCAAGCCATCGTCGTACTTGGAGAACATCTCGGCAGCTAGGTACGTTACTGCAAACCGCTCGACTCGAGTGGAATGAGCAGATAACCAGCTGAGTTGGGCTGGGCCGGGGCCTTTGAACTGGCAACCGGCGCCGACTGCGGCGAAGAGTCGCTCGGTAAATTGAGCGAGATCGAACCTGACGCTAACGTTAGGACCCCTATTACGAGGAGCGTTACTACTATCCACGAGATTACTCCTAGGATTGTATAGCCGATCCATTTTACTGGATCGACCAATAGCACGCGGGTGTGAACCCTTGTGCTGCCAGACAACTGCACCTTTCAGTTCCCCTTAGGGAATGAGGATGGGTGCAAACTGCTTCACCTGCGCACGAAACGTGGCGTTATCGCCAAGGTTCGCCATCATCACCAGGGAGTCCAAAACATCGGCCTCCGTGGCGACTGCTTGGTCGATGAGCAGGGTCTGGTGCAGCTTGTGGAAGCCCAGGACGGCGGGATTGCCGTTTACTGTGCCTGCAATCGGTCGCGTCAGCGTTGTTTTGATGACGTGGGGCACGGATGCCTTCTTACCGAGTGTCACAAGAGACGTGAGACGCTCCCAAAAACTGGGTCCGTTCGCATTGCCGCGGTTCACGAATTCCGCGGGGTCCGCCCCATTCTGCTGGGCGTCCTGCGTGAACACGTGTGCTTGCGGGGTACCTTTGCCGTCATTGATGGACAAGGGCATGGTTGTGGCCTCCTTTGGCCTGGATAGGTTGTGAAACTTATCTTAACTTCGGGACCTTCTGGTACAATTCCTTAAGGAACTGCAGGGACAAAAGGCTGCTATTTACAGCTTGGGTGACGGACAAGTCCTTACCCTTGAACGACAATGGAGGAATCAGCATAGGAAAACTGCTGACCACCGTCCTCTTAGTATAACTGAGCGACGTCATACCTTTCATTGTCCTACCGCCGGGAGACGTTACCACCAGGTTGGTGTTCCTGATGACCCGCTGGGTATAACTGCCATCGATAAACTCGAACTCCTGGGACACGTTAAGTGCCTTTAGGAATTCACCGATGGCGATCCAGTAGTCCACTACGAAGCTGGCACGCGTAAGCTGCCACGTCAAGTAGCCAGGGTTGGTCAGCCCCAGCCTGCTCCACATGTTTAAAGCTGTAACAGTGGGAGCGGCGACGAACGTAGCTGTGTAACCATGCAATTCATAGGCTGAAAGCTCCATCTGAACGCCGGACACAGGACTGTACGAGTCCGAAAGATCCCGGACACGACTATGTCGTGCAGAACATCGCACGAAGGCCGAGTCTCGGGTTGGACCGTATTTGAGCCGCTGGAGAGCGGCATCAACGTCTTGAAGCATAGGTGACAAACCCAAGTTCCAGGTTAGCCACGCATCGTTCAACTGGGAACAAACCCAGTGGGCGACGGAAGGAATCTTGCCAAATTCCTTCTTCAACCATCTCTCAACCTTTCGCATCCGGCGTCTCTCCATGGCAGGAGAGATGGATGTTCCAAACGCGAGATTGAAAGCGGCTGCAGTTTGGCGCCAATCCCGCCGCGCAATTGCTTTTGCGGCGTTCGTGATGCCAGTTGCCCCGCGACGCAGGAGTTCGGCAGTTTCCTTCCGTTCTCCGAACCAAACACCGACATCAAAGTCGGTAGCTTGACCGTCTTTCGCCCTCATCTTATTCAAGCACTTTACTTGTGCCTGAGAGAGCAGGTCGGGATTCAGCAGTGTTGATCCATCCGCGGGGATAAGGGCGTTTCTCTGCCCAGTCCCACGGTAAATCGGATAAGCCATGTCGAGATCAACTCCCGACAACGACGCTGCTGAAGAACCTTCGTAGGAGTGTGCCTTAGCTCCAGCTGGGACTAGCAAACGTCCCACCGGCGCTACCCACCGGAAGCCAGAGTTCGTGTACGGTTTCTCCGGGTTTTTAAACCGGAGCTTCCGCCCACGACTCAGAACACGACTCCGCCTTGAGATCATAGCAGGATTCTGGAGAGTAACACCACCCCCATCGGGGGCTCCAGAGGGCCAGTATACTCGTTGATAGAATATACTGCCTGGGGTCGTCACGTTAGTGGCGATATCCTGCTTGCTCATGATCACTTCCCGTGTAGCTTTACTGTTGCATGGGCCAAGTGCCTTAATAGGAGTTTCCTCCCCTAGGGCCGCCGGTGATTCTCCGGCACACACCGATCCCTACGAGCTTGCACTCTGTAAGGCATCCCTCGGGATGTTTGGCACCAAGGCAACAGACGGGGGGCAAGGAATTGCCCCAGATCCAGCATCAGGCAGAGCCTGATTAACCAGTGGCCCCGAA